CCCACTCTGCGGAATTAGTTTAGAGGCAAAACTAAAGGTTTCCAACCTTTCGTCACCAGTTCGATTCTGGTATTCCGCTTTCGGGTTATCCGAATATCCCGAAAAATTGATGAGTATAAATACTCTGAAGTTACGTAAGTAACAAATTACAACAGAACCAGTCGAGGTTCTTAACATCTGCGGGTAACCATTCCGCAAGTAAAAAAACGAGGAAAACAAATGTTCAAAACGACTATCGCTGCAGCTGCTGCTGCAATTGCTCTTGCCCCTGCTGCTGCCCTAGCCGGACCCTACGTCAACGTCGAAGCTAACTCCGGTTGGACAGGATCTGATTATGGTGGAACTGCCACAGACCTTCACGTAGGATATGAAGGTGAATTGGGTGAGTCTGCATCCTACTACGTCCAAGGTGGTGCTACTGTAGTCTCCCCTGATGGTGCTGAAAGTGACACTGTTCCTTCTGGTAAGGCAGGTCTCGGTCTTGCACTGACCGACGCACTGGGTGCTTATGGTGAAGTCTCCTTCGTCGGTTCAGGTGATTCTGACATCGACCGTGGTTACGGAACCAAGTTGGGTCTGAAGTATTCCTTCTGATCTTCCATATAAAATAAACATCTAGATGTTCGGGGACTCTGACGAGAGTCCTTTTTTTATGGTTAACTAATATCGTAAATTTATGAAACTCAAAGCACTCGCAACAATCTCTATTGCTCCACTGATGGTGGCATGTGGTGGTACATCAACCACATTTAGATTAGATGGAGCAGGTGCTACATTCCCTGCTCCGTTATATCAAGCATGGTTTCAAACCATGGCAAGTGAAACTGGAAACCAAGTAAACTATCAAGCAGTTGGTAGTGGTTCTGGTGTCCGTCAGTATATGGCTGGCACAGTTGATTTTGGTGCCAGTGATGGTGCTGTAAGTGATGAGAAGCAGAAGCTTCCGATGCTTCACATTCCTATGACTGGTGGTGCTATTGTTCCTACTTACAACATGCCTGGTTGTGATGTTAAGATGACACAGACACAACTTGCTGATGTATATCTTGGTAAGATTACTAACTGGTCTACTTTTGGATGTGAGAGTAAAACTATTGTTCCTGTATTCCGTTCTGATGGTAGTGGCACCACAAAAGGTTTCACTAACTCACTATCAGCATTCTCTCCTGAGTGGAAAGAGAATGTCGGAACAGGTAAGGCAGTAAAGTGGCCTGCTGGTGTTGGTGGTAAAGGTAACTCTGGTGTTGCCGCACAAGTGAAGCAAGTTCCTGGTGCCATTGGTTATCTAAACTATGGTTATGTGAATGGTGATAAGTTTCAACAAGTATCACTACAAAACAAAGCAGGTAACTATGTCAAAGCAAATGCTGAAACATCTGCAGCAGGTCTATCACAGATCGTCCTGGACGATCAACTTCGTGGTGCTGACGCTAACCCTGCTGGTGCCAATGCATATCCTATTGTCTCTCTAACTTGGGTCTTAGCATACCCTGAGTCTAAGGAAGGTGTAAAGGAAACTCTTCGTTATATGTTGAGTGAGAAAGCACAAGCAATGTCTGATGGTCTTGGTTATGTTCCACTGCCTGAGGATCTGAGACAGAAAGCACTTGCTGCTGTTGACAGTATCGAATAATATAAGTATAGTGGGGGACAATAGTCCCCCTTTTTTATGAAAAAGAAAATTAAAAAGTCGGAACAAAAAATTGCAGACTGCGATAACATCTATGATATGATTGAGATACTACAGTGTCGTATTGAGGAAATAGAAAATGAACACACGCAATTGATTCGTAAGATGGGAGAACTAAATAGTCGCGTAGACGACTTTTCTACAAATGAAAATTAATCTTTGGTACTCTAAGAGTATGAGTCAATGGAGATGGACTCTTTGTGAAGAATTTAAAAATGGTGTTACTAAAGTAGAACAACATGCCGGACAACGTGAGGAATTGCGAGATGCAATGAATGATGTTGCCAATACAGTAGAGTATATGTTAGAAGAAAAATTATAAATAACTGAAAACTGAAGACGTATAAAGAATTATACAATGGAAAATATAAAGATTAGGTGTCGTTCCTGTGGAAAGGAATTGGAAGGGCACCCAAGTAAGACAGTTTGTTGTGGTTGTCCGAATATGGCAACCATTCGTGGTGATAAGATTTCTGCAGTTGATTTTTCGAAGATTGTTATGTTAAACTCTTATCAATCTAAAAATAAAAATCCAGTTCTTTCACAAGAAGATATTCTGTGGCAGGAACAAAGAAAGCAACGTAAAGTTCGTAAAATGGATTTTGAAGTTAGATAATATTAGGAAATCAAAATAAGTTGACAAATACGAATTAGTAACTATTATAGCTAATATGTATTTCAATCTAAAAACCATGGACGAGCACACCTACAATAACTGGGTGAAAGTCAAAGAGACTTTTGAGTCATCTGGAAATACCGACAATTTCTTTTATCAGAGAGCATGTGTAATTGTTAGTGGAGCACCAGATCCTATTGATAAAATGATGAAAAATGAACCATCGGATGGATGAAATAAAGTCAGAACAATATGTCACTCAAAAAGAGTGTAAGGAGATGATCGACGATGCTATTCGGAGACACAATAGAAACGCAGGTATTATCAGCATGTGTGTGGGGTGGGTTGTCTTATCTTTATTTGCTGAGGGCCTTCTCAGATTGATTGGTGTTATTCCACCACTATTACCATGGTTACAAATTAAATTGTAGGAGAATTTTATGAAAGTTGGAATGATTGGATTGGGTCGTACTGGTGAAGGTATGTCCCGTCGTATGATTGAAAAGGGAATTGAAGTTTGGGGTTACAGTAGCAGTAGTTATGAGAATGCCTGTGGACAATATGAAGCAGGATATATTAGTGGATGTGTAACTTCATTAGAGTATCTTGTTCAGGCAGTTAAATCTGATGGTCTTAGATACACTAGTGCCGGAAAAGTTCCTGGCATCTTTCAGATTACACTTCCAGAGCAAAAGACAGAAGACACACTTGATGAGTTGCTACCTTTACTTGAGGAGGGTGATATTATTATTGATTACAGTACCACAGATATAAGAAAATGTCAGGAACTGGAACTGTACTGTTCTAAGTTAGGTATCTTATATATTTTCTCTGGGGTATATGGAGCACATGTTGCTATTGATACTTGTTCTAAAATTTTTCAATCTTTATCACCAGGAAATGTCATATGACTTTAGCAGATGTCTTACTCTGGGGAACAATACCCTTTCTATGTGCCACCATTTATTTCGGGCACAGAAAAGGTGAAAATGTCTACTATGAAAGTGACAAATATGACGGAAATGGAACAGCGCATTAAGATGAGATATGCGTTTGCCATGTCCTCATTTGGTAGAATGTTTAGACCCAATAATATTATATGTGAGATGAGAGCACTTTGTAGAGAGTGGTCTGAAAATATTGATGAAATACCACCTGCTAAAGACTTATATCAAGTTGATCGTTATTTTTTAGAACTATGGAAAACATGGTCATTGCCTTCATAGTATTTTATTCTTCATTAGGTTTATTTCTTTTTATCCTTTCAATTTTACAAGAGTAATGTTACAGTTTGCTAGGTTTTGCGGAACAGTATTAAACAATCCATGGGGTTGCGGTTTCTTAGCATGGTGTCTTGTCTTTGTTCCTATCATAGGAATGTGGGCAGTCCACAAATACAACTGGCAGCATTGGGCACCATTTGACAGAGGGAACTAGAGGTAGTATAATATGTAAGTTGAGATATCAACTGCGGTACTTCCCTTCAGTAGGTTCAGGAGTAGCGGCGATAGGAACCTACAGTTAAGGTCAGAGAAGTAAATGGAGCATGGGAGGCAATGTAATCGTGTTTATCATAAGAATGTGCATTGACTTATGATATTGGTTATAACCGGATACCGCACCTGCCTTAACAACTACTTGACTACATAATCACAACACCTTATAATATACAGGTAATCAAAACGGACAATGGCACTGACTGAAAAATTCAAGAGTAAAGATCTAGAAACTCTTCGTAATGCTGCAAAAGGTGAAATTTTCTTAGATGTAAAAAGTCCAAAATTATTTAAGAAGGTTCGTAAATATTATGAATCTAATGGAGTAATTTTTTCTGGTGATCCACTTGATGATTATGAAATCATGATGGACTGTTTGTATTCTGATCTAAAAATTCCTGTTGAGGTTGATTGATTTTAGTCATGGAAAGACTTTAAAAACCCTGGTGGAGTCATTATGACCCTCTTATGAGTTTACGGCATCTCTCAAATGCCGTTGGTGCGGGTGGGTTACTACCGTCCAGTTTCTTGCTTCTGGACAAAGAGCAAGTGGCGTGCATGGCAAGACCTTATGAGGAGAGTTGCATAAACTCTCCTTTTTTAGTATAATATATACTAGGAGTTTAATTATTTTATGTCTGATTATAAGAAGACTGCACTTGTGCTTGGTGCAGGTGGATTCATTGGAAGTCACATGGTTAAGAGACTTCGACAAGAAGGATACTGGGTTCGGGGAGTTGATCTTAAGCATCCTGAATATTGTGCATCTCATGCGAATGAGTTTATTGTTGGTGACTTAAGAGACACTCGTTTTGTTTCTAGATGTGTTCGTTTTACTGGATACCTTGGAAACTTCTACAAAGATATTGTAGATAAGTTTGCCGAACCTTTTGATGAGATTTATCAGTTTGCTGCTGATATGGGTGGAGCAGGATTTGTATTCACTGGTGAGAACGATGCAGACATTATGCATAACTCTGTGTCCATCAATCTGAATGTTCTTGAGGAACAACGTAAACTGAATGAAATTGCAGAGCAAAATAAAACTAAAATCTTTTACTCTGGATCGGCATGTATGTATCCAGAGCATAATCAACTAGACCCTGATAATCCTGATTGCCGTGAAGAATCAGCATACCCTGCAAACCCAGACTCTGAGTATGGATGGGAGAAACTCTTCTCTGAGCGTCTCTACTTTGCTTACAATCGTAACCATGGCATCCCTGTTCGGGTTGCTAGGTATCATAATATCTTCGGACCTGAAGGAACCTGGGACGGTGGCAGAGAGAAAGCACCAGCTGCAATCTGTCGCAAGGTTGCTTACCTCCCGGAGTCAGGTGGATCTATCGAGGTGTGGGGAGATGGGTTACAAACTCGTTCCTTCCTGTTCATTGATGAATGCATTGAAGCAACTAGACGATTGATGGATAGTGACTTTATGGGTCCTGTGAACATTGGATCTGAAGAGATGGTTACTATTAATCAACTGGTAGAGACTGCTGCTAACGTTTCTGATAAAATTGTGAATAAAATTCATATTGATGGACCTCTTGGAGTTCGTGGACGTAATTCTAACAACGATGTGATTCGTAGAGAGTTGGGTTGGGATTACTCTCAGACCCTTGAAGAGGGTATTCGAAAAACTTATGCATGGATTTCTGCACAAATTGGTGGGGAATAGAAAATGTATAGAAGTTGGCGTGGTGGAGTTCTTCCTTATCTGTTTAAAAAGTATAATACTTTTTCAGAAGAAGAACTTTCTGGGATGAGTATGTACCAATTCGGAGTTCTTGATGGAGATTCTATGAGAGAACTATCAAATATGTTCTGTACTTTGGAATTTCTCATCAAATCATTTTATGGATTTGATGTTTTCACTGGAATGCCCAAAGAAAATGCAGAACCAATCTTTCAAGATGCTTGGGATCCTGAAAAAATGCCTGATGCATTTAATTCAGTTAAAAGATTGAATTTAAATAGTCCACAAGAAGTTGCTACTGCTATTCAATCGCAGGTCCAAGAAATCTACATTAATAAAGGATATTCTACAGATGTTTTGGTTGTTCCTGGACTTGTAGAAGAAACTATGCAAACTGTTGCCACTTTTACTAAAGCATTTTATGTTGACTTTGATTTAGATATCTACTCCCCAACAAAATATGCTTTTGATTATCTTGCTAAAAATGACCTAATTACTAAGGGTACTTTAGTTGGTTATGATGATTGGGGTGGAACTCCTCACAAGAACTTTGAACATGGTGAGTCTAGAGCTCATAAAGAAGTATCAGATGAATACGGACTAAAAATGACAAAAATTTATGAAGGTGGTCAAGGTGATCCTCATCTTCAAACTGTATGGATCGTGGAAGAGGTTTAAAAATGAAAATTGAAATTAAAAAAGACCAAGTTTTTGAACTTGATCATAACCATTTGAGAGAACTTTCTCTCAATCAGAATGACTGGTTGCCAGCTGGACAGAGTGAGTATAGACTCTACGCATATCTTTCTACCTTTTTTAATAATAGTATCATTTTAGATATTGGTACTAGAACTGGTGGTTCTGCACTTGCACTTTCTTATAATCCTACTAATAAAGTTCGTAGTTACGATTTAGTAGAAAAGGGTGCAAGATCAATTAAAAAGGAAAATATTACCTGGAATATTGGTGACTTCATGCAAGATGAAAAGATTGATTGGGAAAATGTTTCTATTGTCATGATCGATGTTGATCCCCATGATGGTTTTCAAGAACGTGTTATGATGGATTGGTTACGTGATAAGGGGTGGAAAGGTCTACTTCTTCATGATGACATTGGACCTGCTTGGCCTGATATTCAACTTATGTGGGATGAAATACCTGAAGAGAAGTTTGATGTGACTGAGATTGCTCATATGAGTGGTACTGGTCTTGTCAACTTTGGCGAAAAACATCAAATTCTTCTTGATATCTAATGAACATTGCTATTTTAGGATCTGCTGGACAGATCGGTGCTTATCTAAAAGAGTACCTGAAAGAAAAGGGTCACGATGTAATCGGTGTTGATATTGTTGATGGTATTCAGAATGATCTGAGGGTAACACCTAACATCTATATTGAGAGTATTATCAAGAATGCAGACTTTGTATTCTTCCTTGCGTTTGATGTCGGTGGTTCGCACTACCTGAAGAAGTATCAACATACTTTTCAGTTTATTAATAACAATACTCGCATGATGGCAAATACGTTTGCCTTACTTGAGAAGTATCGGAAGAGATTTATATTTGCTTCTTCACAGATGAGTAATATGTCTTACTCTCCTTACGGTGTAATGAAGCGTGTAGGGGAACTCCATACTACTGCACTCAAAGGACTTACAGTGAAGTTCTGGAACGTGTATGGTATCGAGAATGATATGGAGAAAGCACATGTCATCACCGACTTTATCCGTAAAGGATTTGAAGATGGTGATTTTGAAATGATGACGGATGGTACTGAAGAACGTCAGTTCTTATATGCTGAGGACTGCTGTGAAGCACTGGAGACGGTGATGGAAAACTTTACCGATTTTAAATCAGAAGATCCTCTTCATATTACGTCTTTTAGTTCTACTTTGATTAAAGATGTTGCTCAAATTATCCAAGGACAATTTAATTTGATTGGTAAAACAGTTAATATTAAACCTGGTCTTGCAAAAGATAGTGTTCAGATGGATAAACGAAACGAAGCAGATACTTATATTACTGGTTGGTGGATACCTAGAACTAATATAGATAGAGGGATTGCAAAAGTCTTTAATGAAATGAAAAAGGAATATGGGTATGAGTGATAAATTTATAGAAATTGACAATATGTCTAAAAATGAATGGATCACTAAAACTGAGTTTTTGAAGTGTCTTGATGATGAATAAATTTAAAATTAACTTGATCTGCAATGATTCTTTGTTGCCATCGACTTCAGATAAAAACACGTCTACATGTACTGAGTGGGTGTATGATGGTTCTGGTTCAGTAAGTCTGTATGTGAATCAAAAGTCATTGGATGTACTTCAAGACGTTTCATCAACTCCTAAGTACATCTGGTTACTCGAATCTAAACAAATTATCCAAGGTGTTTATGATTGGATTCTTACAAATTACGACTTTGTTGCTTCCAGGGTGGACGGTATTTTTAGTTGTGATAAAGAATTATGTAAAAAGTATCCAAAGTTTCTCTACGCATTAAGTAATGCCGCACCCTGGATTGAAGAACGTCAGATCTATGAAAAGACAAAATTGGTCTCTATGATCTCTTCAAACAAATCAATGGTTCCTGGACATCGTAAAAGACTGGAATTTGTAAACAAATTTAGAGATCAAGTTGATCTTTATGGTAGAGGATTTAATGATCTTCCTCGTAAAGAAGAAGGTATTAGAGACTATATGTTTTCTGTGGCAGTAGAGAATGCCGTCTATGATACATACTTTACGGAGAAACTTACAGACTGTTTCTCCACAGGAACGATTCCTGTCTTCTACGGTTGTAGAGGAGTCACAGAATACTTCAACGAAGATGGAATTATATTCCTAGATGATGACTTTGACATTTCTAAATTGAATGAAGATATCTATCATTCCAAATTGGATGCGGTTAAAGATAACTTTGAACGTGCCAATAATCTGCCAGTTGCAGAAGATTACCTATACGAAACTTATTGGAAATGAGCACTTATAAAGATTACGAAAATACTGTTATTCTAGCTAAGGAAAAAGACTAATGGAAAATTTAATTCAAAAATGCTTATATGGTGATCTTGATTCTGACAGGCATCTAATTTCATTATTTGCACTTGCACTAGCATCAAAAGGAAGTGTTTATATTGAACTTGGGGTTAGGGAAGGACATACGACAAAACCTCTTTATGAAGCTGCAAAATTGAATGATGGGCATCTATGGTCAGTAGATATTAATCAACCAACAGAATTTAAATCGAATGATGCAAGTTATACTTTTTGTCAAGAAGATAGTTTGTCATTTTTAAAAAACTGGAAATCAGATATAAAAATGGATGTTGTCTTCGTTGACGATTGGCATTCTTATTCTCATGTAAAACAACAACTTCAATTCTTGGATCAATATGTTGGTCCCAGTAGTATAATTCTATTACACGACTTAATGTATGGAAACACGGATCCATTTTATCATACAGATTTAACATTAAAAGATGGTCAGTGGGCAGATGGGGGACCATATCGTGCTGTAGCAGAGTTAAACCCTCAGTTTTGGGAATGGTCAACTCTTCCCTGGAATAATGGTCTTACGATTTTAAGAAAAAAGTATAGTAATAGGTATCACACAAAATGATTGGTTTTAATGATTTGGGTAGAGCAGGAAGAATTGGAAATCAGATGTTCCAATATGCTACTCTAAGAGGAATTGCGGCAAAACATGGATATGAATGGATAATTCCACCACAAGGATCTTCTAGTATTGCTCCTGATGGTAATGATTGTAATTATATGCTATGGGAAACTTTTAAATTAATCAATGTAAAAAATCAAGGACATATCAGAGCACAAAACATTTCTGAATCTGGATTTGGATTCGACAAACATTTATTTGAAAATTGTCCAGATCATATAAATCTGAATGGGTGTTTGCAGACTGAAAAATATTTCAAGCATATTGAAGATAGTATAAGAGAAGATTTTACTTTCCATGATAGTATACTTGAACCATGTCAAAAGTTTATTGATTCTATTGATAGTGAAAGGGTAGCTTTTCTCCATGTGAGAAGAGGTCATCCAAAATTAAGAGATGCTTATACAAATTTACAACAATATCATCCACCATGCACAATTGAGTATTATAAAAAAGCAGTAAGTAAACTTCCCAAAGATATTCCCATCTTAGTTTTTTCTGATTATATTGAATGGTGCCAAGAGCAAGAATATTTTGAAGATGATAGATTTATGTTGTCTGAATCTTATGAAGAATTTGATAATGGTGTTAGAACTCATTTTTCTGATTTATGTTTGATGACCCTTTGTACTGATGCTATTATTGCAAATAGTTCTTTTAGTTGGTGGGGAGCATGGTTGATGAATAATAAAGATAGTGTAGTTGTCGCTCCTAAGAATTGGTTTGGTCCTGCATATTCTCATTTTAATATGAATGATCTTATTCCAAAAGGTTGGAATAAATTATGAATGATTTAACTTATATTATTCCTGCACGAATTGAGTCGGAAGATCGACTTAAAAATATTATTACTTCAGTTTCTTATCTTCTTAGGAACTTTCCGGAAGCAAAGGTGATTGTTAAAGAAGTTAGTGATAGAGAAAGATTCAAGTTTAAAGCCTTTCCTGAAATTAGTAAATTTTGTAATACTGATAATTTAAAATATGTTTTTGAGAAAAGTGTAGATACTTTATTTCATAAAACAAGAATATTGAATGATTTGATTATGCTTTCTGAAACGAGTGTAATTTGTAGTCATGACGTAGATGTCATACTTCCAATATCAAGTCATCAGAATTCTTATAAATTAATTAAAAGTAATCAACTTGATGTTATCTACCCTTATGGATGTGGCATATGGCAACATCAGGTTGATTATCCTATAGAAGTCTTTCGGGAGTTTTTAGTAAGTGGATTCGATATGAATGTGATTCATCCGAGATGTAATTCACAATCATCTACAATTGGATGGACACAATTTTATAGTAAAGATGCAGTCTTAAAAGGTGGTCTATGGAACGAGAATTTTCTTTCCTGGGGAGCAGAAGATTGTGAGTTTTACTTTAGATATAATATATTAGGTTTTCGTGTTGGGAGAATTAGTGATTGGGTATATCATTTGGAGCATAGTAGAACGCACAATTCACATTACAACAATCCAAAATTTATGGATAATCATAATTTATGGCAGTGGTTGAGGAAACAAAATAAAAGTGATATAATAAATTATATGAATCAACAGGACTACTTAAAGGAGAGGATGAAAGATGTTATCGTTTAATGATCTTGGTAATTTGGGGAGATTGGGAAACCAGATGTTTCAGTATTCTGCTCTGAGAGGAATCTCTGCAGCAAAAGGATATGATTGGTGTATTCCCCCCTTCTCCACCCCAAGAGTTGATAACTACAGTCTTGGAAATTGTTTTGTTATGGGTAGTGTAAAATCTACAAATCAATATATTCTTGATAGAGGATATGCTCCGGTAGTTGTGGAAAAGCAATTTCATTTTGATGATGAATTATTTTCTCTATGTCCTAATGATGTTTCTATGCATGGATTTTTTCAAACTGAAAAGTACTTTAAACATATCGAGAATCAAATTCGTGATGATTATACCTTCCATGATGAAATACTCAATCCATGTAAGGGAATGATTGAGTCTCTTGATGAGATTCCACTGTTTCTCCATGTGAGGAGAGGTGACCCAAATTTAGTTGACTCAAGAGGATTTAAGTGGTCATATACACAATGCTCCTCTCAACATCCTCCGCAACCAGTAGAGTATTATGAGAAAGCACTGAAGCATTTTCCCGAAGACCAACCTGTTATTGTATGTTCAGACTCTCCAGAATGGGTGAAGGAACAAGAGTTTTTCTCTGGTGATAGATTTCTTATCTCTGAACCTGAAGAAAAGTATTCAGATGGTTCTTACACTCCATATGTTGACCTTTGCCTGATGAGTCTGTGTTCTGGTGCTATCATTGCTAACTCTTCTCTTTCTTGGTGGGGTGCCTGGTTGCAGAATAGTAGAGGTAAAGTAGTTGCACCAAGTATGTGGTTTGGTTCTGACTATGCTGACAAAGATACAAAAGATTTATATTGTGAGAATTGGAAAGTAATTTAATGGATAAGAATAAGGCGATCTATAAACTTAAAGGTCTTCCTCATATCTACTATCTAAATCTGGATGAGCAACCAGAAAGAAAAGAATATATGGAAGAGCAATTTAAGTGTTGGGAGATTGAGAATTATACTCGTATCTCTGCATACGATGGTAGGGACGGTAGAGACCTTGGAGACATCCTTAAAGGAAGATACCCTGATAGTATGTCTTCTGGTGAAGTAGGATGCACTACTTCACACCTGAGAGCAATGGTGGAGTTTCTTAAAACAGATGCTCCATGTGCTTTAATGATGGAAGATGATTGTGATATCTCTACTGCATCGTATTGGCCTTTTGAATGGAAGAATTTTTATGCAAAAGTTCCTTATGACTATGATGTAATTCAACTTGCCGTCATTAATCCTGCATCAGTTCATTTAAAAATGCATAAGAGATTTGTGAATGATTTCTCAACGGCATGTTATTTAATTACACGTCGTCATGCACAAAAACTAATTGACCTTCATGTAAGAGGAGATAAGTATAAGATTGATAATGGAGTCAAACCAAGAGCAGTTGCCGATGATCTGATTTATAATTCTGGAAACACTTTTTCCATTCCTTTATTCTTATACAAACTTGAACTTGGTTCTTCAATTCATAAAGAACACATTGATGTTTTTCATAAGTCAAGTTATGAAGGTCTTTGGAATTTTTGGAAAACACAGGCAAATCAGATTGAAGATTGGAATACTATTTTTGAATATGATCCATACTTCAATCGTCTACCTCCTGGATTTGAGGGCAAATAGTAAGCATTTATACTGACTGCCCCTTGACAAGACTTTAGGTTTCCTATATAATACTGTAATGTTTCTTAACAAAACTCAAATGACTGTAACAACCGAAGATGGTGGACGCACAAACATGTGGGCTACTGAACCCCGTATGTATGTTGATCCCTCTTATACTGAGGTATATGGTCTTGAGACACATGCAGAACGTGCAGAGAAACTCAATGGTCGCACAGCAATGATTGGATTTGCTTTTGCACTGGTTTCTTATGCTACGACTGGTAGTGTGTTCTTTTTCGGACTTTTAGGTTTCTGAGTACTTGACAATGCATTCAATCTTGTTTACAATAACTAGTATTGCCTTCCTTGTATTGTTGGCATACTCCGTACAAAATTTATCTGAAACTTACTAATGGACTTTAACGTTACTTTCCGTACTTCTGATGGTGCAGAAACAACTGTCACATGTCAAGATGATCAATATCTTCTTGATGCTGCCGAGGAGGGTGGTATTGATATGAACTACTCTTGCCGTGCTGGTGCATGTTCATCCTGTGCAGGTAAGATTGTTTCTGGCACGGTAGATCAAAGTGATCAATCATTCTTGGATGATGATCAAATGGAAGAAGGATTTGTGCTTACTTGTGTTGCATATCCAACTTCTGATGTTATAATTGAAACTGAACAAGAAGAAAATCTCTACTGATGCACGGAAGTCTTGAACCAGAGGATCGAGTAATGGATTCTCCATCTGTTTATGAACAAGTTTCTTTTCTTGCTCAAAAATATGGGTGGGAAGAAGGAGATGAAATTTCTGTCGAAATGGCAGGAACTCAAGTGTCTGGTATTGATGTAGGTGAAGAGTACAACAAAAAGTGGCAATCACCCATTGGTACTCGTAAGTACAATAAAGATGCTTTTATTGTTATTAAGAATCAATCCAGAAGAGACCTTAGTAAATCTCAACCTATGGATAGAGAACACAAACCTCAACATCCATATGAACCAGTGAAGAATGCCTAATCCAAATCAACTCTATGATGATATGGAGAGGTTAAATGCCCTATACGAAGAACTCTGCTGGGCACATGATGATGAATTAGTATTCACTCATGAAAATGGTAGAGTCATTATTTACAACAAAACACAGGAGCAAGAACAATGAACGAAAGAGCAGAACGTATTAATGGTTGGGCAGCAATGATTGGTGTTATTGCCGCAATGGGATCATATGCCGTCAGTGGCCAGATTATTCCTGGCATTTGGTGAGATGATGTTACTAGCAACCTTTTTGTTGGGTGCTTTTATAATTCATTCCGTATTCTCTGAAGATATTGATGATGACGATGATAAGGGTGGTGGTATGTTGATACCAGCACAAATCCCAATTCAATAGCAGACAAAAAAGACTTTACTCTATATACTGAGTAGAGTCTTTTTTTATGATATGCCGAAGAATCAATTGAACAAGGATGAACTGAAATGTCATATCCTTAAGTTAAAGCATGAAATTGATCATGAACCAAAGACTGTTTGGAAGGGTGAAAAGGACTTGGCACATAAGTATTTGAATAAAGTATTGAATAGAATAGATGAGTATAGGTTATAATAAATATCATTACGGCATATAGTTACAATATACTTTGAAGAAAAAATTATTATCTCCATTAGAGTTAAAGAAGTTCCGTGCCGAACAGTTAGAGGCACGGAGAATTCGTTCTGAGCAATTGAGGAAAGAGAGTAAAAAACTTTCTGGACCAAAGGAATTATTAGATCCAAAACCTGTTATTGAGGTTGTAGAAGAACCAGTTGTAAAGGAACCTATTGAACTTTTACAGGAAAAAGTAGATGAGTTTTCGAATCAATATAATGAGGAGTTGGCGCAATTAGAAGTTCGTCTCGCAAATAAACTTGAACTGGATGATGTTAATCTTCAACCAATTCAGAATAATATCAAGAGACTCCGAGAATCAATTTCAGAACTTCCAGAAGTCAAGTATTATGATGAGGAAGTAGAGAAACTTACTGAGAGAGTAGACGAACTTCAAGTATCTGGTTCTGAAATCTTCCAGCAGCATGGAGAAAGTCTCAAAGAGATTAAGAAAGTCACGCATCAGATGCTGAAGGATTTGGATACATTATCCAAACTTGAAATACCAGAAGCATTTGATCCTTCAGAAATTACGAATGACATTGCAGCAACGAAAGAAACTTTTTATGAGAGAATTGCTGAACTTAAGAAAGAACTTTCTGAACTTCCAGAAGTTAAGTATTATGATACCGAACTTACAGATCTTCAGGATAGAATTGAAACTGTAAGAAATTCTATTCCTGAGATACCAGAAATACCAGAAATCAAATATTATGATGATGATTTAGGCAATCTTGTCAAAATGATTGAGGAGGTTCGTGAAAATATTCCAGAACTTCCTGAGGTTAGGTATTATGAGAATGAAATTTTTCAGTTAGAAGAATCATTAAAAAAAGTTGAGGATAGAATACCAACTGTTCCTGAGGTAAGATATTATGAATCTGATATTGAAGCACTTAGAGAAGAGATTAAAGGTGTAGAGAAAAAGATACCTGAGATACCTGAACTTCCTGAAATTAAATATTATGATGAAGAGGTTGAAATTCTTTCTGATGATATCGATAAGGTCAGAGATAATCTTATTGATATTAAACTTTCGATTCGTGCCGTAGAGAAATCAGTTACGGAAGTAGAAGGTCGTGAGATACCGGAAGAATTTGATCCAACTGGTCTTCAGATTGAGATTGAGAAAGCATTCAAAGAGATTGAAAAACTTAAAGAACAACCAGTTACAGTCAAGGAAGATGCTGATCCATTACTTCCGATTGATCAAAACTTTGTAACATTTGATGATTTATCATCACATTATAGAACTTTCGTCAATCGTATTCAGCAACAACTGATGAGTCTTGGTGGTGGTGGTGAAGTTAATCTCCGTTACTTAGATGATATTGATAGATCTTCTATCTCTGATGGTAAGGTTTTATCTTATGATGCTGCGACGAAGAAGTTTAAGTTTATCAGTCCTGGTGCCGCTGGTATAGAATCTAATGTTGGAATTGGAACTACTGATAGTATTAATACCACAGGTATCATAACAGCATCATCATTTTCGGGAGATGGTTCTGGATTAACTGGTATTGTCGCTTCTGGATCTGGTATTGTAGTAAGAAATGGTGGTAGTAATGTTGGAACTGCGGTTACAATTGATTTTGGATCACAATTAGATGCATCATTTTCTGGTGGTGTCGCTACTATTAACGTAGCAATCTCCTTGTCTGATATTACCAATGTAAATACTTCTAATCTATCTGGTATTAGTACAGATTATCTAATGGTTTATGATCCATCTATTCCTGGATTTAAATTTGTAAATCCTAAGACCTATTTTGGTATTAATAATGATTCAAATCCATCTCCAGATATTGTTGATTATGGCACTTATTAAGGTATAAATATAAAAAAAGCATTTGGATATTGTAAATGGCAAATAGACTGCAATTTAAAAGAGGTACTACTACTCCAGGAACTATCTTTTATGAAGGTGAACCCATTTATGACAAAAGTGGTAAAGTTTTATATGTTGGAGACGATGGTGGAACTGGAACTGGTGCAGGAAGTGTTGTAGCTAGTGCAAGTGCATATAGTGCTGTTGCAGAAATACTTAATCAGGCAACTGCATCTGGTGCTGGTAGTATTAAATTATATGAAGATACTGATAATGGAACGAATTTTGTTTCTGTTTCAGCAGCTGCATTAATTGGATCAAACTATACACTTACTTTACCAAATGGAACCGGAAGTGCTGATCAAGTTTTAAAAACTGATGGATCGGGAAATCTTGATTGGGTAGATCAAACATCAGGATTCAGTGGATTTGATATTACTGATGGAGTTACTAGTGAGACCATTGCTAGTGGAAATACAATAACATTTACTGGTGGTGATGGCATTACTGCAGCAGTAAGTGCTACAGACACCTTAACTATTTCCGCAGACTTGAAAGCAAATGGTGGACTTGTAATTGAGTCTACTGAGATTGCTGTTGATCTTGGTGCTTCTTCTATTACAGGAACTCTTGCAATTGCTGATGGTGGTACTGGAGCAAGTAGTGCTTCTGATGCTAGAACAAACTTAGGTGTTGATGCTGCTGGAACAGATAATTCAACAGATGTAACTCTTGTTACCACTACTGCAGACTATCTGAGTATTGTGGGTCAAGCAATTACTCTTAATCAGATTGATCTTGCTGCTGATGTAACTGGAGATTTGCCTGTTGCTGATGGTGGTACTGGAGCAAGTAGTGCTTCTGATGCTAGAACAAACTTAGGTGTTGATGCTGCTGGAACAGATAATTCAACAGATGTAACTCTTGCGGGGTCATTAGATTACATTACTATTTCTGGTCAAACAATTACTAGAAACGCAATTGATCTTGCTACTGATGTAACTGGAACTCTTCCTGCCGCTTCTGTTGGAGATGGAATTACTAATGATCAGTTAGCAGGTTCTATTGCTAATTCTAAGTTACTTAATGATAGTGTCTCATTCGGTGGAGTAAGTTTAGATCTTGGGCAATCAGATGCAACACCAGCATTTGATTTGAGTGATGCCACTAACTATCCGACATCAAGTCTTAGTGGAAACATTGCTAATGCTCAACTTAGTAACAGCAGTATTACAGTTACTGATGGTTCAACAAGTACTGCGACTGCTCTTGGTGGAACAATTACATTTAGTGGAACTGCAAATGAGGTAGAAGTTGCTGAATCTAGTGGAACAATTACTGTCGGTCTTCCTGATGATGTAACCATTACAAATGATTTAACAGTTAATGGTAATCTGAACGTTATTGGTACAGCAGTTACATTTAGTGTAGAAACGACACAAGTAGAAGACAGGGTATTTGAATTAGGTCTTGTTAATGGTGATGCACCATCTTCTGCAACCACTTGGGACTTAGGAGTTGCATTTAACTATAATTCATCGGGTGCTAAAAAGTCTGGTCTTGTCTGGCTAAACAATCAGTTTATGGCAATGCTTTCCCAACTATCGGAAAGTTCTGATAGTGGAAACGCAGATCCACAAATCACTGCGACTGCGTATGCACCGGTTGCGGCAGATAGTCTTTATCTTGGTGGTATTGCTTCTGGAAATGAGGTAATAAATAGTTCACAAGAAGCAGTTAATTTAATTTTTGATGGAGGATCTTATTGATTATGTCTGGTGAAATTAATATTAGTTATGAAGATGTACTTAAAGCATATCAATTAAAATCGGGAGAACTATTGACTCAATTAATTACTGCTGAGGCAAAAATTAATTCCTATTCTAATGCGATTATTGAACTGACTGGTAAAATGAAAACCTTAGAATTAGAAAATAATAAACTTAAAAAACCTATAACAAAAACTAAAAAATCCTCTATTGATAATGTGACTGATTATAATTAAAAATTATTATGGCAAATGTTTTTAAACCGAAAAGATCTAGTGTAGGATCATCAGTTCCAACAATATCAGATCTTACTGATGGTGAACTAGCAGTAAATAGTGCTGATCAAAAAATATATCTTCGTGATGGTTCAACTGTCATAGAAGTTGCTAATGTTTCTTCGAGTGGAAGTTCGGGGACAGTTTCCAGTTTGGGTATCATTGCATCTGGACATTTTTCTAGTACAGGATCGACAGTATATGCAGATGGTATTTCGTGTTCAAGAACTAGCACGGGTGTTTTTGCAATTACTTTTAGTTCTGCATTATCAAATACAAACTATAGTATTTCTGGTCAAATTATAGAGGGATCTAATAGAGATGATATTAAAATTCACGTTGTAGATAGTACAAAATCCACAACCGGATTTACATTAAATATATATGAAGGTGATAATGGTACTACTGCTGATGCTTATGTAGATCGTGGATTTTTTGTTACAATTATTGGTACTGTACAGTATCCTTCTACTATTTGGACAACTGATGGAACTGATGCTTATCGCACGACTGGTGATGTGGGTATCGGAACAGACAATCCAACAGCAAAACTAGATGTTAGAGGAGATATTTCTTTAACTGGAACAGTTGATGGTCGTGATGTTGCTACCGATGGCACAAAGTTGGATGGTATTGAAGCATCAGCAGATGTAACTGATGCAACTAATGTTGATGCTGCTGGTGCTGTTATGAATAATGACACATCAACTTCTGGTATGAGTTTTGTTATTGATGAAGATAACATGACATCAGATTCAGCAACTAAAGTTCCTACTCAACAATCAGTTAAAGCATATGTTGATGCAAATGCCGGTAGTGGAGGTATTTCTAACTATGCAAAATATGTCGGGACTGGTACACCAAACTTAAATTCCAGTACGACTTATGGTGAAGTTTCATGGATTAATACAACACCACAATTCTCCAATGGAACTTGGTCTGCAACATCAAGTCATGTTGTTGTTCCTAATAATGGATTATATTTGGTTCAAGTTAATTTTTATATAACAGCAAGTGTTACCCGAGCTAATATTGGATTAAAGTTTGCCGTTAATGATACACAACAAACTGAAATCGCTGCTAATAATTATATTAGAAACAATGCTGGTCATAATGAGTCATCTATAAATATGGCAACTACACTAAGTTTGAGTGCTAATGATCAAGTCAGTATTTATGTTGCAAGATTAGCAAATTCAGGAACAGTATCACTTCAAGGAACTAGTAGTACACTCGCAATCACACAACTGGCATAAGACCCTTGACGGGTCTTTTTTTATGCCTTATAATACTAAGGTATTCGGGACACCACCTCAAAACACCTCCAACACGGGGTTGACAGGGACTGTAAATCGTGATACACTAAATACATCAGCAAGTTAAGAAACCAACACATTTCTTAACTGTTTGTAACACCCCTCAAACCAAGACCTATAGGGTGTCTAAACACGTCTTTCATATCCCAGACTTAGGGTGTCTGGGAAATAGTAACTCCACCATTCCCTGATGGTCTTACTTTTTCGTACAATTCAATGGCTACAACTCTTTCAAGGCAACAATCTACATCCCCATGGCAGAATTTCTGTGAGTGGGTGACATCAACTAACAACCGTTTGTATGTTGGTTGGTTCGGTGTACTGATGATCCCAACACTGTTAGCAGCAACTGTCTGCTTCATCGTTGCATTCATCGCAGCACCTCCCGTCGATATTGACGGTATCCGTGAACCCGTAGCAGGTTCACTCATGTATGGCAACAACATCATTTCTGGTGCAGTTGTCCCAAGTTCAAATGCAATCGGTCTCCACTTCTACCCAATCTGGGAAGCAGCATCACTCGATGAGTGGTTGTATAACGGTGGTCCTTTCCAACTGGTAGTCTTCCACTTCCTTATCGGCATCTATGCTTATATGGGACGTGAGTGGGAACTCTCATATCGTTTAGGTATGCGTCCATGGATCTGTGTAGCATATTCTGCTCCAGTCGCTGCTGCGAGTGCAGTATTCCTCGTCTATCCTTTCGGTCAAGGTTCTTTCTCCGATGCTATGCCTCTTGGTATCTCTGGTACTTTTAACTACATGCTTGTATTCCAGGCAGAACACAATATCCTTATGCACCCGTTCCACATGCTCGGTGTTGCTGGGGTATTCGGTGGATCTCTTTTCTCTGCTATGCACGGAAGTCTGGTTACATCTTCACTCGT